ATAGCCATTAGGCGGCCAACAAAAACGATTAGCCCCGCGTGTTGTTGTTCAGGTGTTTTATTCACAAGCCGCCTTCGTGAAACATTGGTACTCGATATTTGTTTTAGAAACTGTGCAACCACTACAACCCCAAACTACGACGCCAATTAGTAAAGCGTAACCAATCATATAACGCCATTTCATACCGGCTCGTTAGGCTCAACCGACGGCAACGGTACGAAAACGTCTGTTACCGCATTGTAGGTATACCCAATGCTTGCAAATGTTCCACGGAAATTGTTGTTATAAGACGTTTGCAACCACAAACCTGTTAAGCCAAGTGAGGCTATAAATTCTTGCCCTACTGGCTCGCTTTCCGGGTATGGCAAATAATCTATAGTTTCGTTGTTTACGGCGATTACTTCCGTTACTACGCTTTCGTCGTTTATTTGTGCAAAGTAAGCCATTAAAACGTGACGCTTCCTGAACCAGTCCAACTGTAAATACGGTAACCGCCAGTAACGGTAATAGTTGGTGAACCCGTTGTAGTTGTAGCAGCTGGGAACGTGTCCGGGTAACGGATTGCTACAAAACCTGAACCGCCAGCGCCGCTGTTTACTGTGCTTGCACCACCACCACCGCCACCTGTGTTGGCTGTTCCGCTTGTTGCATTGATTGATTCCGCCGTTGCACCAGCACCACCACCACCAGCACCACCCGCGCCGTTAGTTGTTGTTTCACCTGACAAACGGCCGGCACCGCCACCGCCACCACCACGGGTAACGGCGCTGCCTGTTATAGAACTCGAGACACCTGCACCGCCAGCACCCGAGGTACCAGTAGTACCGCCAACATAAACAGCGTTTACACCTACCGCGCCAGCACCACCGCCACCACCTGCAGCGGTTACCGACGTGTTCACGTAGTTTGCGTTACCGCCTGCGTAACCCTCGTTAGCAGTTCCCGCGCCGCCAACATAAACACGGCCACCGGCGCCACCACCTGAACCACCAGCAACACCGTTATTAGAACCAGCCTGAGAACCACCACCGCCACCAGTTGAGGTGATCGTTGCAAATACCGAGTTAGTACCCGAGTTGCCGTTACCTGTTGTAGACGTTAAAGCCGCGCCACCTGCGCCAATAGTTACGGTATAACTAACACCCTCTAAAGCCGAGAATACTGTTTCTGCTGCCGCGCCGCCGCCACTAGTTTCGCCTACGACTGACGATCTATAACCGCCAGCGCCACCGCCACCACCATAGTTACGGCCACCGCTAGCACCGCCAGCGATTACCAAATATTCAACGGGTATAACTACGGGTGCGCCTACGCCTGCAAGTATTTGCATGGCTTATGCCGCCAAGTTGCCGATAACTACCCATGTGTCGCTAGCAATTTTGCAACACGTCGCTACCGCATATTGGCCGTTAGTTTTTAGTTTGCTACCGTTAGATCGCAATGTGACACCAGCCCCGGCAGTAATTGTTACTTGGCCTGCACCTAGTTGCATAATGTTTAACTGTGTTCCGATGCCGTATGCAACGGTGCCGTTTGGGGGAATAGTTAGCGTAATGGCGCTGCCGTTGTCGCAAGTAATTAGTTTGCCGTCATCGGCTAAAACTGTTGTATAACTTGTGCCTGTTTGAGCGTTGAGCGCGATCATGGCTATAGCCAAATTTGTGCACTCGGCAGCTGTTAAAACCTGCCCCGCCGTAAATGTTTCACGTACTGCCATAGCCCTAGCCTAATGCGTTTGTGCCGTCAAGTGTGCCATATATCGGGTCATCTAAAATCAGTTCGTACACAATTAAGGTACTCGACGTGTAATAGGTAACCCGGTGACCGCTAACAAAATCTATGCGATGTTCAACACCCTCTACGCTGCTTTCTTGTGCTACCTGACCGCCCGTAATGGTGTTGGTTATCGTGATCGTATCGCCAATATCTACGGTGGCTAGGGTATCGCGCTGGGCGTTTGTAAGCATCGCGTAATCGGTTTGTACGCCCGTGAAAAGGGCTGCTGGTTCGCCAACTAATAGGTAGTTTGCTAGGTCTAGCGCGGCGCTGTCGTTGTGTAGCAGGCTGTCGGTAATGCTCACCGTTTGGATTAGGTATTTACTTTGGCTGGCTAGATCGTCTGCCACCTCGGGGTTGGTTGCGCCTAAGTGTTGCACGCTGGCACGGTTTACGATCTGATCGGCGTTATAGGTTATGGCCAAATTGTTGTACGGTATGTTTGTGCCGTCATCGTGAAAATCGGCAACACTACCGCTAAGCGTTGCGCCTAGCCTCGGGTCAAAATTCAGCACCCCATTACGTGCCATAAAAATACGGCCCTGCTCGGCTGTTTGTATTTGATCTATGTAAGCCTTTACGTTGGTGCCATTAGCAACCGTGTACGCGCTAGCACCGCCAAGGGTTTGGCTACCTGTAGCAATGTTTCGACTAGCTGCTGGGTAAGCAACCTCAGGTAAATCCAATACAGCCGATAAACGGGCGCTGCTTAATTCCTCGGATACGTTAAATTCATTCATTGACGTTTGGGCTAGTAAATAAAAATCGTCAGCGCAATAAACCAAAACGGTGTTATTCCCGCCTAATTCATATTGGTAGTCATAATTCACAATCTGACCAACAAACAATGGCACATAGGTATTAGTGCTGTCGTAACGCCCAAACGAAACTTTACGCAATGGGGCAAGCGTAAACTGCCCGGCGGGGTCTACAAACGGGCTAGACGAGTACAGCGGGTTTAATATGCCACCTGCCAGCGTGTCATCAAGGCTAAACGTCATGGTGCCAGCGCTAAATTGGTCACCGATCTCGCGACGCCCACGATTAACGCTAATGGCTTTGCTGTATTGCATCATTGGTGCAAATTGAGTTACACCATCTAAAACATATTGAGTGTTATCTAATACGCCGCGTATTGCGTCATCTAATGTGAACGCGTCTAACTGAAAACCTGTATCTATAAATAGTTCGTAGTCACCGCTAGCAATTACCGACGTGGCCATTACGCCACCGTAATATTTGCCGGGCCTGCAGCCCTGTTATATGCACGTATTGAGTTAATGATTACTTCGCCAGTTTGTGCAGTAGGCACAAGGGTAGACAAGTTAATAGTTATGTCACCGCCACCGGTAACGCCATAACTTTGCCCGGCTGGTAGTGGGGTAACTGAGGCAACCTGGGGGCGTGCGATGGCTTCGCTGAACCCCGCGCTAATGCCTTTAATGTCAGCAATTTTAAGGCCCTTATTTTTTAGGCGTTTTTGTGCCTCATCAAATGCCGCCTCGACACCCTGCAAATATGCTTTAGCGTTATCTACGCCAGCGCCAAACCATGCGGTAGCAGCCTGCTGGCCAATGGTGGCAGCTGCGTTATCGGCAGCCATTACTAAATCGTTGGTTTCTTTAATTGCATTAACGCCGCCAGCGATCAACTCGGCTGCAATGGCCGCGCCGCTTTCCCCGCCCGCGTCGAGCACGGCCTGTAATGCCTGTTGGCTGAGGCCCATTTCCAATAGCGTTTTAACGTCGTTGCCGTACTTAACTACGCCGGCTACCTGATCGCGCAAACCTTGTAAAAACCCTAGGCCGGTTTCATCTCCAGCCTCTTTAGCATCAGCAAACGAAAACGCATCTTTAATGCTGTCGCTTACGCTGGTAGCAAAATCGCTAAACGCTGTTTCGGCGTCTATTAACTGTGTCTGTGCATCGGCTAGCGCGGCTTCTAAATACTTCTTTAACGCGTCGGCGGCTTCCTTTACTTTGTCTGCCATGCTCTTAGCGGCGCCACCTGTTTTTTCTAGTTGGTCAGGTAGTGGGCCAAGGCCCTTGTTTATTTCGCTGAGTTGCGGGCCAAACGGTTTAATGGTTTCTACGCTGGTTTTGGTTGCAGCCTTAAACGCCATGAACGCGCCTGCTGCAACAACAAGCCCGGCAGCAATAGCGGCAGCACCAACGCCAATAGTTAGCGCGGTGTTAGCGGCTGCAGCTGAGGCGGCAAGTGACCAGTTAAGCGCGGTGGTTACCACGGTTACAGCGTTAGCAATTACTTGCGCGGCCTTAAATCCAATAAGCGCGGTAGCAATGGCAGCAATAGCGGTGCCTACAGCCATGAGCGTACCTACGTGATCTTGTGCCCAATTACCAAAATTTATGAGGTATGGCAGTACGGCCTCAACGGCTGGCAGAATAGCCAACCCGATTGCTTCGGCTGCTTCACTTAACGCCACGTTTAGGCGCTTAAATTTGCCCTCTGCTGTGTTCGCTGCAACTGCTGCCGAGCCGCCAAACGTGCGCGACAATTCAGCCATAACCTCATCAAGGCTGGCACCGTCTTTAATCATTGAGTACAACTGTGGCGATAACTGACGCAACGCCCTAAAGTTGCCGCCATACGCTTTGCTTAACGCGTCGCTAACGGTTGCCAGGTCTGCACCTGTGCCGGCTGAAACGTCGAGTGCTAATGCGAGTGCATCGTTAGCGGTTGCAACGTCTTGAGTACCTAAAACGAGTGAGGCCATCGCCGGGCGTAACTGATCGTCAGCAACACCGGTAGCCATAGCCATAGCACTAATTGACTTTTCGGTAGCGCTAATTTGTGCGTCGGTTGCACCTACGACGTTTTGCAATGTCTTTGCTAATTGGGCTTGGGCGGCGCTGTCCTCTATGGCTGCTTTAACGCTAAAACCAGCAGCAGCGGTAAGGGCACCCATGGCAGCAACTGCAGGTATAAACGCTTTACCCGCAATGAACCCGGCACGCTCTGAGGTGGTTTCTAGTTTCTTTAGTTGCGTTAAGGCTTTAGCAAACCCGGTACCGTCAAGGCTCGAAATAATCGGTATGTTAATTGCCACGGTTAAAACCTAATTTCATATTGGTGCGCCGGGCAACGTCGTTAATTACTAATTCTACTTTGGCTTCTACTGCCTCACGGTTATTAGTAACTGCTTTGTCAATGGCTCGAGGCTGCTCGCCTACCTCAGCGTTTAGGTTGGTAACGAACATGCTCTGTGTGTTACGCCCGGCATGGTCATAGATCGCGCCAGCTGCGTTGGCCTGCTGAATAACCATCAACTGGTAGGGCTTGCTGCCGTATACCACCTGCTCGGTATGGGTCACTACACCGTCGGTAGTGCGGTTGTAGTTCACGTAGCGCTCTTTGCTGGCGCGTACACCTACCTTTACCTTAAAGCCCTTTTTAACGGCGTCTGTACGCCATTGGGTGTTACGGCCTTTAATCAGGTTGCCGCGACGCATACCGCTTAACGGTTCGCCGGTGCCTTTACTGTTATCAAAATGGGAAACCATGCTGCGAGCCTCAGCAATAATAACCTCACCGGTGCTCTGTATGTCTTTAGTGATCTGTTTCCTGTAGGCAGGGTCAAAATCGTTTAGCGCTTTTAACGCTTCTTTAATACCGTCAATTTGCGGGATAGCCGAGCGCGACGCCATTACCTACCGCCACGTTGCTTATTAAGTATTTCTATGGTGGCGTTCATATCGTCTAACTCGAATGATATCTCACTAGGCCAAAACCCTGTAGCCACTAAAATTTCGGCCAGCGCTCTACGCACCGTGCCGTTTAGGCTTTTGGGTCTGCCTGCTCTACTACCTCAATAGACGCCAACGATGTAATAAACGCGTCAAGTGTTCCCGGTACCGTGATGCCTGAGAAACGCGTAGCCTCATAACACAAATACGCTAAATCCTCAATGCCAATACCTTGCGCCATCTCTGACGCTTTGCGCTTAAATTTGCGTTCCCAACTAACGATGGTCATTAAGTTAGTGGTTACTTCATTTACGGTGCCATCGTTAAACGTGGCTTTTAGGTGTAGTTGCATTACTTGCCTTTTCGTGTCGGGCCGTTGCCGGCTTTAATTTATACTTCTACTACTGAGTACAC